GCATGCCCATCGGGGCACCGGTATGATCATCGGGCACCGGTCTGATCATCGGGCACCGGCAGGCAAAAGAAAAGGCCAGGTGATGCCTGGCCTCGGGGTGCCCGGCTACCGGATGGCGGGCACTCAATCATATGAGTAAAGACTGAATCGTTCGGAGGTACTAGTCCGTCAGCCTGTAGCCGGTCGTTTTCTTCAGCGCATGGATGTCCGTGATAAGCAGCTTTCCGTCCAGTACTGCCTGGAGTTCTTCCGGGGTATTCTGGATCGACTCGAACTGTTCGACGGCTCTGGCTGGCATGTTGATCTTGTAGCCGTTGCCTACGACCACGACTTGCTTGCCGTAGTCTCCGTTTGTGAAGAAGAAGCCGTCGACCTTGACCGTCTTGCCTTCGAAGGCGGCCAGCTTCACGAACTGCATCGCCTGGAGGTCGATGCCTTCCCTGATCGTGCTTACAGATTTGTTGTACTTTTCAAATAATGACATAGTTTCGTTTTTCTCCTTTTCTCTTTTATAGGCAGCGCTCCGGTCAGCGCTTTACCTTGAATAAGCCATCAATGTCCTCGTCGGAGTACTTGATGGTGGCGATCCCGTTCAGGATCGCGCGGTATTCGGCAGCGAGTCCGAGCGTGTAGGTCGAGTCGCGGATCACGACGTTATCCCTGATCGGGAGGTCGTGCCCGTCTATCTTCAGGTCCAGGTGGACGTCGTCATTGAACAGTGACTCCGTGCCTCCCGCCTTTCTGAAGATGAAGCCTTCCTCGAAATTCTCGATGCTTCCCAGTTCCTGGGCGCCCCTCTTTTTGTTGACGCCCGCGATCGTTATGTGGAGGAATCCGGCAGGATCCTCCATTACGTATTTTTTAGCTCCGAGAGTCTTGAAGCGGTCGCCTTCTCCATATTCAGGCTCCGGCTCATAGACTCCCATGAAATGCATCTCTCCGTTTCTGTCGGCAGCTGCAGCGCCCCAGAGCGTAGCTGCTTTCTCTACACCTTCATTATACTCCGTGAAGTCTGCATCGCCCACATATTTGATACTGTCCGTATCGGAGTAGATGAAGTTCATCGGCTCCTCGCCGTTGTGCGTTACGACGTCGATCCCGTCCGCCAGGCGCATCCTGGACCATGCGGTTGTCCACACGCCCCAGGAGTATGATGTGAACGCGCTCCGGGCGTGCTCCTTCAGCTGCTCCTCAAGTCTCACTTCCTTTTGGATGAACTCATGCCCGACGTATTCGATCAGATCCCTGGCAGGATCCTCGCAGCTCATGCCGTAAAGGCTGTTTAGCTTGGCCTTATTGTTCATGTAATAGAAATACTGATCGTCGTCTGGATTGATGCCTTTCAGCTCGGTTTTGACCCTGTAGTACTGTTTGATCGTGTCCCTGAACATATGCGGCAGCATCCTGTATTTAGCGCTCCAGAGCTCTGTAATGACCATCCTGTCCCACTTGTAGCGCCTGGATACGATCCTAAAGTCAACATCCGTCAGGGTCGTGTCAAGCAGATCCGCGCGCACTACGCGGCCGTTGGCGTATGTGGGCCTGTAGACGTCCCTGCATTTATCTCTGGACAGATATAGGTGTCCCTCGAACATGTCCGTGTGGATATTGACGAAGGTGACCCGGAACAGCAGCGCACGGCTGCCGCCGTCCAGAAGCTGCTGGAAGTCTTCCACGTTTTCCCGGTAAAAGCGGGACATCGGGAAGCGGTTCATCAGCATCGAAGCGGGATAGGAGCTGACTATGTCGACGCTCTTCACGTCTTCAATGATCTCGTCGGTCCGCCACCGGTTGCTTAATGTGTCGCCTCCCCTGAACGCTTCGCGCAGCAGACAGTAGACGTCGACGTCAGGCTGCATATTGAACATCTGCGTGTGGTTGTAAAGCTGCATCGCTTTCCGGATGTCCCTGCGGACGTATCCTGTTGAAGTCAGGGGCACGGTGCTGATATCGTCGCCATCTGTTTCAAGCATCTTCATGAGCGCCTGGACGAGTCCCTTGACGTCGTTGACGCAGTATTCCAGCTCCGTTGGCGACAGATGGCTCCACGGATATCTCGTGACCGAGTAGTCCAGCGTGGTCTTTTGATTCTCCACGCCGTACTTGTCCAGGAAACGCGCCAGGGACATATTAGTCAGGAAGTAACTGCAGCGGTATTCAAACTTTCCGTACATCTCACACTTCAGGACCTTCCTCGGATCCGGACAGAATACCTCGTCCGCCGTGAAGGCATACCAGCCTTTCAGGAAGGTGAACTCGTATGCCAGGTTATGGACGTATATCACGAGCCAGGTGTCGTCCGGCAGAATCTTCCCGATCCTATCCAGCAGGCTGAAATATTCGTCCCAGGTCCTTCCGGTTATCGTTAGATCCGGACCGATCTGCATCTGCCAGATGTACATGAAGGCCTGCTCGATATCCTTCAGGCGTGTGCTTTCGATGTCGAAGGCGGTGACGATGTCCAGGTAATTTTTTCCTGACTTTTTCCGCTTGTTCTTCTTCAGCACCGGGACATGCCGCAGGAATTCCAGGTCAGCATTGTCCCACTGCCTGATCATTTCTTGCCTTTCAATGTTACGCGCCTGACGTTCAGCTTGGGCGGGTTAATGATCTCGACCTGCTTTCCCTGCCGGTCGTACTTGATCGCCTTTTTCGCCCAGCGGTCCATGTTGGCGCGGATCTGGGCCTTCGTGAGGCCCTTGCGCCTCGCCTCGTTTATGGCGATCAGGATCTGCTCCGAAGAGTAGACGGAGGCCAGATGTCTGGCTCTCGCGTCGTCCAGAAAACGCATGTAGCTGTTGAAGTTCCTGCCGTTGATGAAGTCGAGGCCGTCCCTATGCAGCGTATCGATCGCACCTGCCTTCGAACGTTCGATACTTTCGAGAGACAGCTGTTTCGACTTGACGAGCTGCTTGATCGACTTGGTTATCTTGCGGACCGAATTGTAGCTCGCAGGTCCTTCCAGTTTATAGTACACGCCTCTGTACTTTTCGAGGACCACGCTGTCAGGATCCGCCTTTTCGATCTCATCCAGCTGCCGGTTAAGGATGTCGACATATTCGTTGAATGTGGCGATCTGCCTCGCCGTGGCTATCGTTCTATGCAGTTTCATCCGGCACCTCCATCGTAAAGCGGACCTTGCGGATGTATCCGAGTCCGTTCAGCCATTTCTCGAAATCATTCTTGTTGTATCTGTATCTCATTCCTGGAAGGTGGTTCGCTCTTTTGAACCTCTCCCAACACTCGCGGGTCGAGATCCGACCCATTTCCCAGAGCATGAAGTTTTTCTTGTCCTCAACTGCCGTGGACTTCCTCATTGCCTGAACCCAATCCATATTTATCCTCCAATTCTTTCAGCTTGGCGTCAATATCCGCCAGGGTAAGCTGATGTTCCTCCCTGGATATGAAACCCATCGCCAGCTGGTCATCATTTAAGAGCGCTCGCGTCCGGAGCGCCCGGATCTTCGCTTCATCATCAAGCGAGACTTTCATCTGCACCATTCTTGGTATCTTCATCGTATTGCCTCGCCATCTCGTCTAAAAAGCTATTGAGCAGGTTTTCGACGATGCTTATCGCCTGGTCATATCCCCGCAGTCCTTCCTCGGAATAGACTTTTGCGAAGTACTTGCGGCAGCGCTTCAGTTCATTTATCGCCATCAGCAGCATTTTTATACCTCCTTATATTGATCAATCCCCAGAGCAGGACCGCCCACGTCGGGCCGGTCAGTATGATGTAGCCGATCCAGGGGTTCATGAGAGGTCCCTGATCGCCTGCCGGCGCAGTTCTTCATATTCTTCATAGATGTGGTCGTGTATTTCATTCATCTCCGCTTCCGTGATCTTGTTCAGGTAAAGGCAGAGGAAGCGGATGCTTTCGGTCGCCTCCAGGAAGATATCATGAAGCCTTTCCAGGCACTGCCTGCATCTTTCGGGATTGCACGCCTTGCACTGGCTTGCGTAGAATGTGTAAGACCCGTTCATTTCCGTGATCTTGTCGGTGACATACCAGTCTACCCTGTTTTCCAGATATTTCATGTTTGTACCTCCGTTTGTGCCTTAATATTACCATTTCCATGGCAGGGAAGACTTTCAAAAATGTACACTCCACTTTCAAAAATGTACACTGTATAATTAAGGTGTAATGTACTACACGAAAGACGGATACATCGATTTCGAGAAGCTGCTGCACGAGGACAGGATGCCCTACAAGTTCGTCGTGGGCGCCCGGGGAATCGGGAAGACGTTCGGGATCCTGAAGCATGTCATCGATCACGGCATCAAGTTCATCTACATGCGGCGGACCCAGACGCAGGTGGACCTGATCAAGACGGACGACCTGAACCCGTTCAAGGCCCTGTACTCCGAGCTCGGCGACGGTTACCTCGTGACGGTCCGGACGATCAACAAGAACGTCAGCGGAGTCTACCGCCTGGATGACGAGCTTGAGGCATACGGCGAGCCGATCGGCTACATCCTCGCCCTGTCTACCGTCTCCAACATCAGGGGCTTCGACGCTTCGGACGTCGAGATCCTGATCTATGACGAGTTCATCGGGGAGAAGCATGAGAAGCCGATCCGGTCGGAAGGAACCGCCTTCCTGAACGCGCTGGAGACCGTAGGGCGAAACAGGGAGCTGAAGGGAAAGAAGCCTCTCCAGGTGGTCGCCCTCTCAAACAGCACGAACCTGTCGAACCCGATCTTTCTCGAGCTTAAGATCATCACCCAGTGCGAGAAGCTGATCAAGAAGGGGCACGACGTTATCCAGATGAAAGACAGAGGGATATCCATCTACCTGGTCCATAACTCGCCGATCTCGAAGAAAAAGCGCGACACGGCGCTCTACCGCCTTACCGGATCCGAAAGCGACTTCTCGCAGATGGCGCTGGATAATGAGTTCAGCAAGGAGTATTTCGGGCAGGTCAAGCGCAGGAATATCAAGGAGTTCTCACCCCTGGTGAAGGTGGGCGAGATCACCATCTGGAAGCACAAGTCCCGGAGGGAATGGTACGTCACGGAGATCTCTGCGGGACATCCGGAGATCTACGACAGCAGCGACATCGAGCTGCACCGCTTCCGCAACGATTACTACTATTTAAAACTGGCATACCTCAATCGGCACGTCTTTTTCGTTTCGTACATACAACAGATATTATTTGAGAACTATTTGAATATATGAACGCGTGTTCATATGATATAATGATTGTAGGAAGGAGTCGCGACACAGGCCAGGCCCGGAAGGTCGTCGATGCTGCTGGCCGCAGCACACAGACTCCTCCTTATTTATATTCCGGGCGAAGGAGATGCGAATGGAAAACGCTCAAATCATCGTACAGGCGATCTCGACCGTAGGCTTCCCCGCCGCCATGTGCATTTTTACCTGCTACTTCCTCTACAAGGAGCAGAAGGATCATGCGCAGGAGATGGCAGAGATCAAGGACGTGATCGCAAAAAACAACGAGATCCTGGCTTCCCTGAAGCAGCTCATCGAAGATAAACTCAACTGACCGTATGAAAAGGAAAGGAGCGACCAATGAAGTTATCTGACAGGATCGCCCTGCTGAAAGCAGGGTACACGAAGGATGAGATCAGCGAGCTGGTCCGTGAAGATCAGGAGAAAGCTGAACAGATCGAAGAGGCGGCAGAACCTGCAGCCGAGGCACCTGCGGAGTACATGGAAGTCATCCGGACTCTGGCCGATGAAGTCAAGTCCCTGAAGGATGCCGTCCACGCCTCCAACATCGAAGCGGCCGAAGTGAAGGCAGCGCCTTCCAAGACGGCTGTAGACATCTTAAAGGAAATATATGAACGTCCACCCAAGGACAACAAGGAGAATTAAATGGCAGTCAACTCACTTACGAAGGAACAGTGTTATTCACTTATCACTTCCCTGCACAATCAGGCGACCGGCAACAACTCGCTGGCGGCCGTCGATGAATCATCTTTCATTTCTGTCGCGCAGGCTACTCTGGCCGTTGGCTATGAGCAGACCTTGAGCGCGATCAGCCAGGTAATCGGCAGGACCATCATAGCGGTTCGTCCCTATGAAGAGAAGTTCAAGGGCCTGCAGATGACGAATGAGGAATGGGGCGGCATCATCCGCAAGATCAACTTCCTCGACAGGGGTCCGGAATCCGATCCTTCCCATGCAACCGTTGACGGTGTCGCTGTCGACCAGTTCGTCGTAAGGAAGCCCAGCCTCATCGAGACCAGATACGTCGGCTCCGATGTCTGGATGGGATCCTATACGATCTACAGGGAACAGCTGAAGACGGCCTTCACGTCTTCCGACAATTTCGGCTCATTCATGGCGGGCCTGATGACCCACTTCCTGAACGAGAGAACGCAGTGGTTTGAAGTACTGAAGAGGGGCATGGTCACGAACGCCATCGCGGCAGTCCGCGACATCAACGACTCCAACAGCAACGTCCACCTGCTGACCGAATACAATGCAGCTACCGGCCTGTCCCTGACGGCTACTACCGTCATGCAGCCGGCAAACTTCAAGGGCTTCATGGAATGGGCATACGCCAGAGTCTCCAAGCTCTCCCGCCTGATGACGGAAAGGTCCGAGCTGTTCCAGCAGAAGCTGACCGGCCTGAACCTGTACAGGCACACGCCTGTCCAGGACCAGAGGATCTACATGACGGCTGACTTCCTGGATGCGATGGATGCCATGGTGCTTGCCGACACCTACCACGACAACTTCCTGCGCTATGCGGATGTCGAAGGCGTCAGCTTCTGGCAGTCCATCGAGACCCCGGACGAGATCAACATCAAGCCGGTCTATGTCGATGGTACCGGTGCAGTCAAGGTGGCTACCGGTGCTGTCAACGTCAAGGCGATCGTCGGCTTCATGTTCGACAAGGACGCGATCGGCTACAACGTCTACAACGAGTCGCTGGATGCTTCGCCCTACAATGCGAAAGGCCAGTACTACAACCTCTTCTCTCATGCCGATGTGCAGCTGCAGAACGACGTGACCGAGAAGATGATCCTCTTGACTCTCGACTAGTCGGATATCCTCCCCGGCATCTTGGCCCGGCGGTTTTCGAAATCTTTCCGCCGGGCCGCTTTAAGGAGACATCAACATGAGCTTTACCGTTAGACTCTATAAATTTGACAAGCGCCCGGACAGCACGAAGAGACCGGCAGCTACTGACACCTACAAGACGGTCGACTGCACGCTGAAGTCTGCGGCATCTGTCACCAATCCGATCCTCAACCTCAACCTGTCGTCAGCCGATGCCCTGGGATACAACTACATGTACATCCCCGAGTTCAAGCGCTATTACTTCATCGACGACATTGTATATACCGGCGGGATATTTATCTGGGACGTATATGCCCATGTGGATGTCCTTGCGACCTACTACAACGATATAACAAGTTCGACCCAGTACATCGCACGCTCATCCGTCAGTTATGATCAAAACATTATTGACACGATGTATCTGTCCAAAGCTAGCAATACTACGAGCCGGTGCGCTGTATCAGCCTTCAGCGGTTCCGTCTACGAGGAGGTCGTAGGCGAGGGATCTCCCAGCGCGATCTCCTATTTTAACCGGTCCTATTCGGCAGGAGCTTTCGTCGTAGGCGTGGCAGGATCAGGCACGAATGCAAACGGTGCTACTTATTACAAGATGACGTACAGCGTCTTCAAGGAGTTCATCCAGAAGGCTTTTGCCCTGGATCCGAGCGATATGTCGGACGTATCCAACGGAGTCGCGAGCGCGATCTTCTCACCGCTTGACTATATTATCAGCGTCAGGTGGTTCCCGTCAGTTAAAGTCCCTGCAGGAGCTTCCGGCACGACCACGATCAGGATAGGACGGTACGCCGTTAGCATCACGAACACCGCCTATATCCTCAATGCCAACAACGTCGTCGAGTATTCGATAACGATGTCTGTCCCGCAGCATCCCCAGAGCAGCGGATACCGCTATCTCAATCTTTCACCGTACACTGACATCTATCTCTATTTTCAGCCATTCGGCAACATCCCTCTGGATACGTTGAAGCTATACGGCGCTTCGAGCATTGAGGTCCGCTGGTATACCGACTATATCAGCGGAAGCGCTTTACTGCAGATCGCACCGAATACGGCCGGCGAAGATGACTACCTCATCTACACCGACACGGCCGACTTCGGCGTTCCGATCAGCATCTCCGCGCTGTCGTATTCGATCGAAGGCGGCGCCCTGGCTGCAGCTGCCAATATCGTGGCCGACAATATCACCCACAAGTCGGCTATGAGTTACAGCGAACAGTTTAAGGACTCCAATTTCATCATGAAGGCTCTGGCTGCCAATGCCGACTTCTGGTATGGCACGGCTGCCAAGATCGTCAACAAGACAGACAACACTGATACGATCGGCAAGGTGGCCGACGCCGTCAGCGCGTCGCTTGGCAGGCTGCAGACGAAAGGTGTGCCGGGCAGCTTCCTGATGTATAACTCCGGTGAACCGTTTATATATGCCTGGTTTAGGACGGTAACGCAGATGGATGACAGCCGCTTCGGCCGCCCGTACTACCAGACCAACTCGTTATACAACGTGAAAGGCGGCTATGTCGTTTGCGTCAACGCATCGATCACGTCCTTCACCGGAACAGTTCCGACAGCTGCCGAGTATTCGGCACTGATACAGTACCTTAACTCGGGGATCTATCTGGAATGAGTTTCACACCGAGAACGACGATTCCGGATCCCTACAGCCAGGAGTACGATGCATGGAACCGCTACGGCTGGCTCCTTGTCTATCCACAGGGGAACTGTACCGGCTACGCCTACGGGCGGATGAATGAATGTGCAGGCCAATCGTTGTATAATGATTTTTACTGCACCCAGCCGCCTCGTAACGCCAGGGACTGGATCTACAACACTTGGCCTGATCAGACCTTCACGTCCGGAGCCATCGACATCCATCTGGGCGATGTCCTTGTCTATGGCGCTGGGACATACGGCCACGTCGAAGTAGTCGAGAAGATCTCTGCGGATGGAACAAAACTGACGACATCTTATTCGATCTACTCTTCCAGCTATTCGACGGCCCAACGCTTCGCTACACGCGTCATAGACTATCCGACATGGACATCGGAGCTAGGGACGTGGATCGATAACAGCGGAAACAGTCACACTTATACCAATCCCTTCATCGGCTATATTCATAACAAGTACATCACGGAAGACGCGTTTAAATTAGCGGCTCTTGCCTACCGCCTGAAGCGCAGGCGCAAGGGCATCGTATTCAGGAGGTAATATGTACACACCTGTCGATTACTCCTTCGAAAACCTGTACAACAGCCAGTACAATCCTTCACAGGTACACACCCAGAATACAGGCCTGTTCCTGTATTACGGAAATTACCTGTTCAAGAAGATCCTGTCTGTATTCAAGTTCGAAGGACTGCCCGAGACATGGGCGGAAAACTACTTCAAGGCTATCCTGTTCGGACGCGGATATATCGCAGTCTTCGACGATCCCGCTTACGGCGTGATCTGCCAAAACTGCAGCCTGTCCGATACGATCAGCCTCTTCAGGCAGCCGACGAGGGTCCTGATCGCCAACCCGTTCTTCAAGAAGAGCTTCCAGCTCCGGGTCGGCAAGACGTGCGAGATCCTCAAGGTGCAGCCTGACTATCACGGAGTCCTGGACATTGTGAGCTTCTACGCCGACATGCTGGCGGTGAGCGCCGAGACGGTAGGAGTGAACCTTATGAACAGCAAGGTCTCTTTCGTCTTCTTCGCACAGAACCGGCAGATGGCGGAAAGTTTCAGCAAGATGTACGACCAGATCAGCTCCGGCAAACCGTTCACGGTCGTCGACAAGTCCCTCCAGTCCGAGGACGGAGTGAAGAACTGGGAGATGTTCGAACAGAATGTCGGGAACAACTACGTCGTAACTCATGTCCTGAACGACATGAAGACGATCGAAGACCAGTTCAACACCAAGATCGGCATCCCCAACGCGAACACCCAGAAGCGCGAACGGCTTGTCACGTCCGAAGTTGAAAGCAACGACGTCGACACCAGCGCCCTGGTCAACGTGTGGCTGGATACGATGCAGGCGGACCTGGACCGGATCAACCGGAAATACGGCTTGAATATTAGTGTTAAATACAGATACCAGAAATATCTGGAAGGAGATCGAAAAGATGACCGGCTCGTCGATTAGCATCTATGGACTGTACCAGTGGGACCCGACGATCTTCGACGGGTTCACGGTACCTGACGGACTTGACCGCGACGCGATCATCGAGAATATCCTGATCGAATTCGCCGGCATCGAAGTCCTCTATCCGGACAGCAGCTTCATGAAACAGGCGATTACAGCCTGGTCGAGGATCCGTCTGGACGACTGGACCCGCATGTGCAAGGTCCTCCAGACAGACTATGACCCATTCATCAATATCCGCAGGGATGAGGTCAGGACGATCGAGCAAAACAGAAACCTGCGAAGCACCGGCACGAACACCGACCAGGTCAGCGCGTTCAACACTTCCGACTTCTCAAACAGGTCAAAGCAGAACCTGAACAGCACCGACAGCGGTAGTGTGGTAACGAAAGAGACTTTTCACCTTGAAGGAGACAGCGCAATCACCGACGTCCAGGACGTCCTCCGGAAAGAGATGGAAGTCAGGATCAAATACGACATTTATCAGGTCATCATCGAAGAGTTCAAAAAGCGCTTCCTGGTGCTTGTTTATTAAGGAGAAAGCAATGGCAAGAAAGAAAGCAGAAAAGCCCGCAGAAGCCGTGAAAACGGCCTTAGATCGCAAGGAGAGCATCATGGCAACGCTCGCCGACGCGATCTTCTTCGCCGCGATCGACACCGCACAGGGAAAGGTCAGCGGCACCGTCACGAAGAGAGACGGCCAGACGTTCAAGTATGAGGCCGATCTCAAGGAGGTCAACTAATGGGACTCTACAGCAACTACCCTTACACGAACTATCATGAGCTCAACCTGGACTGGCTGATCGAGCAGATGCGCGGCCTCGTTGCCCAGTGGGACGCGATGGAGGGAAACGTCACGGCCGACGCCTACACGTCCATCTCTCCGCAGGTCACCGTCACCGGCAACCTCAAGAACGGGCTCAACTTCAGCTTCGGCCTCGTAAGAGGACAGCAGGGCATCCAGGGACCGGAAGGCCCGCAGGGTCAGGGCCTGGAGATCCTCGACGTACTTTCTGATCCGTCGGATCTTCCGGCGACCGGCAACGTCGGCGACGTCTATGAGGTCCTTGACGGCGGCGACTATCACCTCTATGTCTGGAGCGAGTCTTCCAGCGCCTGGGTCGACACGGGAAGCCTGGGCACCGTCGCGCCTTCATCCAGCACTCCGCAGATGGACGGCGTCGGATCCGCAGGATCCTCGACCGACTACGCACGCGGTGACCACGTCCACCCGTCCGACAGCAGCAAACAGGACGTCCTCGTTTCGGGGACGGACATCCAGACGATCAACGGCAGCAGCATCCTGACGTCGGGAGACCTATCGCTGCAGCCCACGCTCGTCGCAGGTACCAACATCAAGACGATCAACTCCAACAGCATCCTCGGATCCGGCGACATCTCGCTGCAGCCGACTCTCGTCTCCGGCACGGACATCAAGACGATCAACAACAGCAGCATCCTGGCGTCCGGCAACCTGAACCTGCAGCCACAGCTGGTCTCCGGCACGAACATCAAGACGGTGAACTCCATATCCCTCCTGGGATCCGGGAACATCACCGTGCAGCCAACGCTGGAGAATGAGGTAAACATCAAGAGCATCAACGGCAACAACCTTCTCGGAGCGGGCACGCTCACGCTGCCGACGATCCTGTCAGGCACGACTCCGCCTTCCGCGGGCGACGGTGAAGACGGAGACATCTACATCGAATACAGCTTGTAAGGTGACATCATGGCAATAACGGATTACAAGCGCATCGAATACATCGAAGTCCAGAAGATAGGCTCTACTTACTCCTACATAGACCTCGGCTCCTCGTTGAGGCCTAATAGGTACTGGACCGTGGGCGGACAATTTACTCTACCGGTCACGGGCGTTAGCTCGACGATCTACCTTTTCGGAGTCAATGATGGCACGAGAAACTATACCTTCATGTATTCGGGCGGAGACAGCTGCTACAAATTCAGGTATGCAAACCAGACAGCCGTGTCCCTCTCGCCCGTTCACATCTTCCCTGACAACCAGATAGTAGGCGCCGGTTGGTACTACGACTATAACAGCAGTAAGGCGATCGGATACATATACGACGAGCCCGATGAGGAGTACAGCTCATCAGGTGAGTCAAGCTCGTCCGGTACGCAGCTAGCCACGAAAAACTTCTATATCGTATGCCGGAACAACAACGGCACCCCAGGCGGCTATTTTGAAGGTGCTCGCATCTACGAATTAACAATGTATGACGAGCAGAACCTGCAAAGCATGGCGTTTTTCGTACCTGTCCGCGAGAAGACTGGCGTCGATCCTAAAGTTGGTCTTTACGACACCGTAAGCGACACCGTTTTCTGGTCGAAGACGACGACCAATTTCCTGGCAGGTCCTGACCTGAACAGCACCGAAGTGAATGTAAAGGTCAACGGTGCCTGGTACTCGGGCACGCCTTACATCAAGGTCAACGGATCCTGGGAGGAGGCGACCGACGTCTACATCAAAGTCAATGGTAACTGGGAGAGCGCCGTCTGATACTCCTTTCTCTCACGGCGACCCCGTTCCACAGGCCAGGCATCACCTGGCCTTTTCTTTTGCCTGCCGGTGCCCGATGATCAGACCGGTGCCCGATGATCATACCGGTGCCCCGATGGGCATGCAACCAGATGACACGCTGCGCGTGTGGGTCGGACACATAACCACTACACCAGTACCCTACTCAAGTACCAGTACCCTC